GTTTGTGGGTGGAGAAATACCGCCCACAAACACTTTCCGAATATGTTGGTAATGAAACCGTAAAGGAAACCATTCAACAATATTTGGACAATAATGATATTCCACATTTGTTATTACATGGTAAAGCTGGAACTGGTAAAACCACACTTGCAAAACTTATTGTAAATACAATCAAATGTGATAGTATGATTATTAACGCATCGGATGAGAACAACGTAGATACAGTTCGGAATAAAGTGAAGAACTTTGCATCCTCAATGGGGTTTGCAGGATTTAAGATTATCATTTTGGATGAGTTTGATTATATGACTCCAAACGCACAGGCAATCTTGCGTAACTTAATGGAGACATTCTCCAAACATTGTAGATTTATTCTAACGTGTAATTACCACGAAAAGATTATTGACCCAATCAAAAGTAGATGTCAAACATTCGCAATTACACCTCCTACAAAGAAAGATGTTGCAATTCAGGTTACTAGAATTTTAGATGCGGAAAAGATTAAATACGATGTTAAAAATGTTGCTGATATTATCAGTTCATATTATCCTGATATTCGTAGAATCTTAAATACTTGTCAATTACAATCTGCAAAAGGAGAGTTGAAAGTAGACCATCAAATTATGGTGGAATCTAACTTCCAAACTAAATTGGTAGATTTGTTAAAAGCAAATGATGATAAACGGAATATGTTTATGAATATCAGACAAGCAGTTGCGGACAATCGTTTAAATGATTATTCTGAAATGTATTCTATGTTGTATAGTAGAGTAGATGAATATGCAGCAGGTAATACGGCAAATGTAATCTTAACTATTGCAGAAGGATTATCCAAAGATGCATTGGTAGTAGATAAAGAAATAGTGTTTATGAGTACAATTATTCAAATTTTAAATATTATAAAATAATGGAACAAGGATTACCAAATGGTGTCACTTTAAATGATGCGAGGGATATGGTGTGTGAATGTGGAAATAAAACATTTATGCCAGGATATAGATTTAAAAAATTAAGTAAAATAATGACTGGTAATGCTCAAGATTCAATCATTCCAATTGAAATGTATTTATGTACTCAATGTGGAAAAGCATTGCAAGAGTTATTACCTTTGGAATTGAGAGACACACCATCACCAATCGTATAATAATGGCAGGAAAAAAGTTATTTGACCACATTGCTGCAATTACATCGGAGCAAGACCCAAACTACTTTGATAAATTATCGGAGGAAGATATTAAGACATGGAGTAACTTTATGATTAATAGATTCCTTTCGATGAAACCTGAATGGGTAGAATTGATTGCAACTATATTACCTCTGACTCAAACATTAGAACCTAGAGAAATGTATAAGTTGTATATCAGTATTATACCTAAAGGTAAATATTATCTTAAATACATCAAAGGAAAAGGAGAAGAAAAATACGAATCATTTTTAGTTGATTTAATTAAAAAAGATTACGATTGTTCCGAAAGACAATCAATTGATTACATTGAAGTTTTATATGCAACCAGAGAAGGCAGGGAGAATATAAAATATATGTGCGAAAAATATGGTACTGACAAAAAGTTAATAACCAAATTAAAATTAAAAATATAATGCTAAATAAAAAATATTTGGTAGCTAATGGATGTTCCTTTACAGAAGGCCATATTCTTGGTAAAGAAGGAGCGTGGCCTAAATTTTTAGGAGAAAAATTAAATTTAGAAGTTTATAATATAGGTAAAGGTGGTAGTGGTAATGATACTATTACTTGGAGAACTATTGAATTTTGTGAAGTTAAAAAAGATATTGCAAAAGATTCTTTATTTGTCATTCAGTTAACGGAATGTTTAAGATACCAAGTATATTACGATGATATGATACATTCTCCGCAAGAATGGCATGTTACTCCATTATGTTTTGAAAAAGCTATGCCAGCTTATAAAAATGGCAATAATGCTGCAAAATGGATATATAAAAATAGAAAAGAATTGATTTACATTTATAGCAACATAACATTTTCTTTATATAAAACATTACAAAATATAATAACTTTAACATCTTATTTTGAATCAAAGGGATACCCTTATATTATATTTGATGGCATAAATGACCATAAACCATTTAAACATAATGATGAGTATTATTTAAAAGAATCAAATTCTGATAATATAAATGAGCAATTTAAAATAAATACACATTTTAATGATTTTGATTTGTACATTAATAATAGAGATAACGGCTATATTTTAACAGAAGAATTTATAAATAGTGTATTTGATAATCCTTATATTTTTAAAGAAAAATCCACAATGCTTAAATTCTTTTTGGATAGAGGTATGAAAGAATTCAATGATAATGAATATTATTTTAAAGGAAATTCAGGCCATCCAAATTTAGAAGCATGCCATGTGTGGGCTGATATATTGAAAAATAAAGTAGAAGAAGTATTTGGAAAAACGGAATAAATTGTGTATATTGTATTTAAATAACACACTATGGCAAGAGTTTCATTTTCCCAATACAGTATGTGGTCCGCATGTCCATATCAATACAAACTGGCGTATGTAGATGGTTTGAGAGAATCATCATCCAATATACACACCGTTTTTGGTTCCGCGATGCATGAGACTTTGCAAGAATATTTGAGTAGATGTTTGCGTATTTCCAAATCGCAAGCAGATAAGAATATGAATACAAAAGAGTTTCTCAAAGAAAAAATGAGAGAATCTTTTTTAAAAGAATCAAACGAAGGACAAAACCCAATATGTTCCAAAGAGGAACTAGTTGAATTTTTAGAAGATGGATATCTTATTTTAGATTACTTTCAAAAATCTAAAAACTTCAACAATTTTTTCTCACTAAAAGATGACGAGTTAATTGCAATTGAGCAAGTAATCAATACAAAGATTTCAGAAAATGTTAATTTTATGGGGTTTATTGATTTCATTGTTAGAAGTAAATCAACAGGTAGATATCGTATTACCGATTTCAAAACCTCAACTAGAGGATGGACTAAAAGTCAAAAAGCAGACTCGATTAAAAGTACACAATTACTTTTATACAAAAAGTTTTACGCAGAATTACTAAATATATCCGAAGATGTAATTGATGTGGAATTCATAATTCTAAAGCGTAAGGTATCTGAAAATACAGATTACAACATCCCTCGCATCAGTAGACACGTACCTGCAAGTGGTAAACCTTCTATGACCAAATCATGGAAAGGGTTTACTGAATTCGTTAATAGTGTGTTTGACCAGAATGGGGAATATAATGTAGATTCAAACTATCCAAAGCATCCATCAAAGTTATGTGATTGGTGTGAATTTAAAGAAAGAGGAATTTGTGACGGAAAAATATAAAAAACAATAATTATTTATAAAAATAAGTTATGACAAAAAAGAAGATTTTATTATTATCAGATGACCTACGAATGGCGAGTGGTATTGCCAATGTTTCCAAACAATTGGTTATGGGAACAGTAGATAAATATGATTGGGTTCAATTAGGAGCAGCAATCAAACATCCAGAAGCAGGAAAGATTTTAGACTTAAACGATAGTGTTAGGGAACAGACTGGGGTAAAGGATGCAAATGTAAAAATTTACCCATCGGATGGTTATGGTAATGCAAGTATTATCCGTCAATTGTTGATGGTTGAAAAACCTGACGCAATCCTACACTTTACTGACCCTCGTTATTGGATTTGGTTGTATGAAATGGAGCATGAAATTCGCCAATCAGTTCCTTTATTTTTTTATCACATTTGGGATGATTTACCAGACCCTAAATACAATAGAGATTACTACGAAAGTTGTGATTGGATTGGATGTATTTCAAAACAAACTTATGGTATTACCCGTAGAGTGTGGGGATGGGATAAGGAACCACATTGGACACCACCTGCTGATTGGCAAGTGAGTTATGTACCACATGGTATTAATTCGGATTTATATAAGCCAGTTGAAGTACCCGCTGAATTTAAAAAGGAAATCTTTGGTGAAAAAGAATACGATTTTGTTTTATATTGGAATAACAGAAACATTCGTAGAAAACAACCAATTGATGTAATTCTTGCATTTGATAAGTTTGTGGAGGCATTATCACCAGAACATAGAAGTAAAGTATGTTTACTAATGCATACTCAACCAGTAGAAGAGCATGGCACTGATTTACCAAGAACTATAGCAGAATGTTGTTCATCTGAAACAAATGTAGTATTTGCACCAAACAGATATACAGAAGAACAATTGAACTATCTTTATAATTTGGGAGATGTAACAATTAATGTGGCATCTAATGAAGGATTTGGATTGGCAACTGCTGAATCAGTAATGGCTGGAACTCCAATCATTGTAACGGTAACGGGTGGATTGCAAGACCAATGTGGGTTTAGAGATATTACAACTGGTAAACTACTAACTGCAGAAGATTATGTAAAAATTGGTTCATTACATGATAGGCACAAAAAAGCAGGTGTAGTTTGGGGAGATTGGGTTAAACCAATTTGGCCAGTTCGTTCAACAACAGGTTCAGTTCCTACTCCATATATCTTTGATGATAGAGTTGATTTTGAAGATATATCACCATTGATTATGGAATGGTATTTAACTCCAAAAGAAGATAGAGATGCAGCAGCATTGAAAGGTAGAAAGTGGATGCTAGGGGATGGTTTATTGAGCAGAGAAGCAATGTGTAAAACATTAGTAGATGGCATGGAAGGAGCATTTGAAAATTGGACACCAAAGAAAAAATTTAAGTTAATAGAGTTATAATATGAAACCAACATT